TCTTCGCCTTCACCAGCTGCGAGGCAAGGTTCAATCACAGGACAATTTTCGCATATGGATTTTGCGCGGAGTTCTCGGATCTTGCGATCAATGTGTTTCTCTTCTTCTAGAGGGAAAAACACCTGAGTGTCCTTGCCTCGGCAGGCGGCATTTTCCATCCATCGCATTAGGCAAACATTACTTCACGATGTAAAGGCTATGGAATTAGAGTTTGTAAGCCCTGTCCATTCGGTCAATCAAGGACAAGTGACCACGAGACTGAGGAGCAGGAAGTTCCCACTCCCAATCTTCTTCAACGTCGCCAGCAAGGTTAAGCATTTGTTTCTCAACGATCTCACCCTTAACAACCTTGAGATACATGCCCTCAGGCACTTCCCAAACTTGAACCAAGCCAACATAGGCTTGACGGCAAGCATCCTCCAAGATCTGTTTCGTTGAAGCGAACACCAGCGAACCGTTCTTGGTGTGACCAATCCACAGAGGTGAGCCATCCAAGCGAGCGAGGTGCATCGTTTTTGGATCGTTGGCTTCATACCAGCCGATTGCAGCCCTTCCCCACAGTTCACCCAAACGGTTCAGGTCATCAATGTTGGCGAGCAGTTGGAAGATGGCTTCTGAGTCCACCTGAGCAATTCTTTCCACGCCGAGTGTCTCGAATATCTCGTCATCGTTACTTATGTGACCGTTGTGAACACCGATGATTCCTGGAACGACAATTGGGTGATTGTTGTCAGGGTTATCTTTAGAACCCTTGGTCGCATAGCGAGCGTGTAGCAACGCTGTGCGAGTGTATTTGGGGATCAGGTCTATGTTTCGGTTAACGAAAACATCTGCGCTTACTGGCTCTTTTGCGTAGAACAGTTCAACGCCTTCTTCTGTGTTTTCTGACCAAACAGCCCCGGTTGCGTCACGACCTCTACTTTGGATTTGTCGTAGAAGTTTGTCTGAAAGCACTCGTGTCCGAATGACTCGGTGATCCTTGTCGCTGATGCTGAATCCTGCGATACCACACATTGTTATTGACCTCCTCTAAGGACAGTTGCCCTTGCTTTTAGATATTCCTTGTCTGCCTCGGTGAAGAGGTTTTGTTTTTGATCTAGTGGCTTCACGAGTGTGTCAAGCACACCGAACATTTCGCCAGTTTCGTTGACCAATTCTTGTTCGGCTGCGGTGAAGTCCACGAATGCAATCAAGAACTTGACCCAAGCCGTGATTTTCTTGGAGTTCAAAGTACCTTGGTGCAGTCGCACTTCGTAAGTGCCAGCCTTATTGAATGGTGTGATGTTCAATGATGAAGTTCTGTTGACCTCATGCTTATCAGGATCACGACCTTCCAAGATCAGACGTTGCCACTTGGCGACTTCTTGCGGAGCAACGCTTCGGCAGTAACTGTTTGACCAACGGCTACGAGAAACGAAGTGCTTTATCATTGTTTCGTTTGCGTACCATCGACCGACCAGTTCGGCTCGTTGCTCTTTGGTCATGTCACGAACACCGAGGTGAACATGCAAACCGCAACTCGTGCTGACCGAACCGCCAACCTCTTTGATCGCTTTCATCACTTTCTTGATCTGCACGAAACCATCTTCACCTTGAAGAATTGGTGAGATCACTTCGCCACCTGACGAAACCGAACCATCTCGTTCAACTTTCCATTCCGTGTAACCACGCACACGGCTTTGGCAAGTTTCGCAAATCGTTCCGTGATAAGGAAGCACATGAATGTGTTGGACACCGAGAGCCTCGGCAACTTTGTTGGCAACGACTCGGCGATCCATGTTTACATATTCAATTTCCACACCGAAGGTACGCATTGCAAGAACTTGGACTTGTGGAAGTCGTTGGTTCAAAATCCGTTGAACTGCGCTCGGTGGATTGAACCTTTGTTGCGCGGCCAAACGACCTGCTTGTGAACGGCGAGGGTTTGGTGCAGTCAACGGTGGCAAGTTGTTCACTCTCGCATGTCGTGAAGCAGAAAGCCGGGCTGTTGACTCGTTGTTGAAGTTGAGCAGTTGGACAATGAATGCCCAAGACTCCTGTTGGTTCACTCTGAGGTGATAAGCCTCTCGGTCACGATCCACTTGGGTAAGTGGTCTTGCTGGTGAGATTGTCGGCATCTCATTCCTTTCTGTAAGACTCCCTTGCCTTACATATGAAGTATAGGGGCGAAACTATCCCTAAGTCAAGTCAGCCATTTCTATGTGAAAGATCTTGCCTTCCTCAACCAGCCTCCTGAAAGACCTTGGGGCGACCTTGTAATAAAGGGAAAGCGACCAAGCCCTAGCGTCAGGTTCTACGTCGGTTTCCAGGTTCGAGAAGCCTTTAGCCTTGTTGTGCCGTTGGAGCGCATGACGGAACTCGTGGATCACGGTCACGACCGAGGGCTTGCTCATATGGATGGTGTTGCTCGCCAAACGATAAAAACCGCTTCCAGCTGCGGTGTCCTCCACGATGACAGGCATGGGGATTCCATACGCATTAGAGGCTTTCTGAGTCCATTCCTGCATTTTTATCCATTTCCGGGAATCGTTGCAGGCTGACCAGTCCTTCAACATCACCTTTGTCATGGTCAATGTTTCAGGTTTGAAGTGTCGGAACTTTAGGTGGTACTGCATTAGTGATCGTCACAGTTGCAGTCAGGTTCACAAACATTTTGTGCGAACTCTTCGAGTACGGCCATGAAAGCCATTTGTTGTTCTTCTTCTTCGGTCATATTGTCTCCTCTATTTCGTGTCCACACCATTTACAACAGAGAACCCAACCCCCATTGCCATCATCCATATACGTTGTTGTTGCTTTACAGCATTCTGTAAGCGTTTCCATAATTTCTCCCTTGTTTTAGGTTTATTTCCAGCAACTAGCAAAGTAAGCAACATCGCCTACCACATCACAGAAAACACCGAAGTGTTCTTCCTCTACAACTTCACTACCTTTTGCTTGACCTGATACAACTTTCCTAATGCGGCGAACCAAATATAGGTCAGTCCAATCAAGCGTCACTTCTACTGAACGATTTTTTGCAACTGGAAACGAAACACCAATTGGATATGTTTCGCCTTCGCTGTCCGTGTAATTGATCACAGATCCACGACCACCACTAATTGCAAACACATTCATGTGACCCATTTGCGTGAGAAGGATTTTGGGATCTAATTCCCTGCCCTCTCGTAAAAGTTCTTTTGCTTCCATTACCAACGACTCCCTTCTGAAAACAATTTCTCTTGTTCCCAATCAATTAGGTTGTTAGCCCACTCCTCACATTTGTAGCAAGGGCAGCGACTTTCGTGACCTACTGGTTGCTTTGGTTTTTTTGGAACTGCATTGATCATTGCTTCCAATGCTTTTTTGTCCATTGACCATGCTTGGCTCATATTTCCCCTTTCGTTATCAGACTCCCTGCCTGACAAAACGAGTATAGGGGCAAAACTATCCCTAAGTCAACTATCCCTAGATTTGCGCTCGAACATTGGCGTTTAGGGTTCTCAACGCATCCACCGACGTGCGAAGCGACAGCAATTTCTCTCGTTTTGCCTTGACCAAAGCCTCAGCAATTTTGAACTGATACATATTGTCTGACATAGCCAAATCTGCAACTGCTTCCCGGTTACGAATAGAACCCTCAGCAGAAAGATATGCCTTCGCCCACATCGCCTTATGTGTTGCCTCAGTTTCGGCTGCCCTTTGAGCAAGAACTTCAAACTCTTCGGTATCCGATTCCAGGTTGGCAAGAAGACGCATGATCTCTTCTTCTATCTGTCCTTGCGTGATTGGGCCGTTTCTCATTCTTCGGGGTGCTTTCGTAGGTCAGCGAATAAAGCTTGATCCGTGACACCACACGCATCAGCGATCTGACGATAGGGAACTCGTTTCTCGCGCAAACGGCGAACCACCTTGCGACGTTGTTTACCTAAGCGAACAACTGACTGCTGGTGTTCTCGCATCATCTGTGTGAGCAAACGACATTTCTCTAAATCGTCTTGCTCGCTTTCGTGCTGAATGGCATCATCGTTAATGACAATTTGTGGTTCCATAACCCCTCCGACCTCGTTGGGCCGATTATAGGGGGGTAGTGTTACGCCTCTAGCGACTCCAAGTGTTGTTCGCCTTTAAGGGTCATTTTGCAGATTCTTTGCAATTCCCCAGCAGAAGACTTAGCGAAATCGCCCGTAGGCACAATAAAGCCCATTGAGCGTAATTCTGAACAGCGTTTCCAGTAGCAACAACGAGGCTTCAAAGCAAGCCCTGTGATGACACCTGCTTCCTCATCTGTTAGCCCTCGACCACCACGATAAGCCTTCAACAAAATTGTTTGCTGAGATGGCGAACGCTTTAATGCACCTTTGGCTGCCTTTTTGCTTGTCACCGGGTCACTATGCCGAAACATAGGAATAATGATTGCTTCCATTGGTTCTTCTCTATATCCACCCAATCCGTAAGACGGGTGAAACATTTGATTCTCTTTATCCTTCATAAAAAAGTTCTCCTTCAACTTTGATGATGATTTTGTTTTCCTTTTGTCTTGATGGCGCATGAAATGAGATCGTTGTTACATGATCTCCTGTGTCATCAGGAAACAAATTAGCATCAACCATCCCGTCAATCGCTGCTTTTACTGCTGGCATACAAGCTGCGGTGTCCTGTAATCGCCCCTTTAATTCGAGGGTGACTTCAACGGTTGCGTCAGTCAATGGGCAACTAGGGCTAAGGGCAGCGAAATGCTCTCTCCACATTTTTGTGTTCTTGGCTCGTTCCCAACGGTTGCCAGCCCTTTCAGCGTTCACAGTCCAGGGTCGCATCCACACTTCAAAGGTATAGACCTGTCTGTAGTTGTGCATTGAATGGGTTACAACTGATTCCATGTCTAAAGATTACTTTTCAGGTTTGCGTAACAAGCCTTTACTCATCGCCTCAGCAGGGTTCGCATGAACATACTGATGGCAAGCAGTACACAAAGCCAAAAGGTTTGAAGGATCATGGCCGCCACCTTGCGAACGACGTAAAACATGATGCACGGCTTCAGCCTGCCCAGTACAAACGGTTAGCCGGGCTTCGCATACCCCTTGACATCTTTCCGCAACGACCTTGCGCGACTTCACCAAAACCCCATCAGTTTTCACACGTCGCTTAATAGGCTTGCGTTTAATGGGTTTCTGTGACCTCTTCAGAGGTGTGCGCTTCAGAGGCTTTTTAGGCTTCAAGTTCGAGGGTGGCTTTCCCCTGCTCCAACGCATCGTTCGCCTTGGACACCAGCTCTTTCAAAGCCTCTCTGTCTAACGACTTGGCCATGCTGTCATACATTTTCAGGAAGTTTGAGCGCAAAACATCCACATTCTCCGACATACAGATGTCACGCCACCCAATAGCCTTCACCACAGCCGTTGTAGTCGCATGAGAGAACTCAGGAACGCCTCTCTGCCCCTTATCCCCAACCTGCCTTAAAACCTCCTGCCAAGCCACTCCTGGGGCTGGAGAAACCGCCCCTGACATACGGCCAACAGCGTTCAACACCTGAGCCGGGGATGGAAAGAACTCGCATTCCCTCACCAACTCTTTCGCCGCCAACATCACATCCGAGGCTGGCAAACCGCTCAAAACATCATGGAAAACTATCGCCGTCTGCTTCGTGACCTTTGCCTGAGGAAAAGCCGCAGCCAAATAACCCAAAATCTCTGCTGTTTCATGTTTGTTCACGACTCCTCCAAAAAGTCTCGAATACCGTCAAATCCACGTGGCTCATTCTGCTGTTTTTCTCTCTGTGCCTGCAAACGCATCGTGTCATACTTCGCCCTCAGTTTCGCCGGGGACAAAATGTTCGCCCTCCAAAAAGGGTTCGCCTGCGACCACCGAATACAAGCCTCCACCTGATCTGCTGTACGGCCATCCAGTCGCATCAGACGATCCATGTCAGCGAGCCACTTGTTTGTGATCTTTGGGTGCTTACTTCCGTTATCAGCAATTAATCCTCCAAGCAAACGACAAAGCCGTGAGGCTTCAGAGGTGTTTAATAAGTACGGTTCTTGTATGGTTATGTATGGTTTGGGTGCATCTCCTGCACCCCGTTCTGTCGTCAAATGCACCCCGTTCGGTATGAGTTGCACCCCGTTCGTGTCGTCAAATGCACCCCGTTCCTCAACGACCTGCTCCTCCTGCACCTCGTTACGAAGCCCCAAAGCAAGATTCCAACCCTGAGGTCGGCGGTCATGTCGAGGAATATAAGCTGCAACAATCCGAGGATCGCATCGGCTAATCACCCCAATTTCCTCCAACTCAACCAACTTCAACCTGATAGCGCGTTCAGACAACAACGTGTACCGCTGGATCGTGTTCACCGAAGGAAAAGCTGAGATC